GTTCAATAATCGGCTCGGTGCCAATCCCCGCGCCGCCCGTGCCGGTCCCGCCAACCCCGCCGCCGGGCAACACGGAATTGAAATGCGGCGTCCCGTCCGCGGTGAACGTCACGCCGCTGTTTGCCGTCGCGCTTCCCGTGTCCGCGCCGTTGCCGCCGGAATCTATGAGGAGGTTATCGATCCCGACTGCCGACCCGCCGCTCGGGGCCGTGTCGAATTGGTCGTAAATCTTGAATTGGCCCTTGAATTGCGACGAAAAGAGAAACCGCGACACGTCAACCGACACGCCACTATCGGACGGGTTTGATAGTTGCATGTTGATTGTGCCGCCGCTTGTGACGCTTGTGGCGAGTGACGCGACAAACGCTTGCTCTTTGGCCTTGAAATACTGGAGCCGCGCCACGTCCGCCATGCGGTTGAGGGTATCTTGATTAGCCATACGCGCCGCTACGGGGAGCGCGGCAAAAAGAAAGGGGCTACGCCGCTCAGAACGTGATCGTAGACGCGGAACGACCCTGAGAGTACTGCGCGTCACAATGGACTCTGGCGTTGACTCCGGTGATATCCCGAATCGGGTCGTCGTAATCCTTGATTTCCACGTCCTGCCCGTTCGGCGCGTAGAGAATCGTGTGGATGTTGTCGCGGTCGTACACGACAGCGCCCTTGTCGCCGTCAGACGAGAAGCCCCACGTCTCCTCGCCGCCGGACCAACCCGTGTCGGTGCCGTCGTCGTAGGTGGCCGAGGACATGGCGGCATGCATGTCAAGGCCGGCAATATCCCCGACAATCGGGGCGTCCTCGCGGTTGCGAAGCACCTCGTTCGTCCCCGCGCGGTTCGCGTAGGACAAGTTGGTGTCGTTGAATAGCTGCGTCCGGTAATCCGGGTGCGTGACGTAGGTGTCCGGCCGGAAGTCGTTGGCGTCAACCTCGCCAACGGCCGAGTTGAGCGCGGCGTAGCCCTGATCGGAGCCGCCGGTATCGTGGTCCGCGCCCGCGTCGTCAACGAGTTCCGTCAGGAACACGCGGTTAATCCCGTTCTCGACGGACGCGCCAACCTTCTGGATGTTACGCTCAATCAGGTCAACCATGGCCTGATCGCGCATTTCGTCGGTGACGCGCGACCCCTCGGTGAGCTTTTCGCAGTTCCACGTGACGGTGGTGTAATCCTCACCGTCGTCACGAATCTCCGCGCCCTGCGCGGTCGGCCGGGCAAACTGTTCGTCGCTCGCCACGGGCACGTCTCCAACGCGCGTGTTGGCGTTGATGACGTTGGACGCGTCGCGGGCCACCTTGCGGAGTTCACGGCCCTCCATGATGACCTCAAGGAGCTGTTCGCGGAACAGCGTGTCCACCTCCTCGGGGTCGGAGGTGGCGAACAGCATGCGCGGAATGGCGTCGTCAAGCCGCGCCTCAATCACGTCGCCGTCCTCCTCAAGCCGCTTGCTGGACTTGAGCGTCTTGGGGAGCTTACTGCCGTCGACGTTGACCGCGTAATCCTTGAGCGTGCGGTGGCGCTCCGAGCCGGCCTCAGCGCGGGCCGTCCGCGTCATCTCGGCTTCAAGCGTGCGGTTGGGGTTGCCCTGAAGGAACGAATAGTCGCCCTTCTTGGCACCGGGCCACACCTTAGCAACCTCTTTGGCCGATACGTCGGAGTTCGGCAGGGCCGCCTCCATGAGCATCTTGAACCGCCAATTCCCCTGTCGCCCGTACCGCTTGAGCTTGTTGCGTGCGTGTGCCGTGGACATGGTTAGGCCTCCGCCCCCTGAACGGCGAAGATATACGCCTCAATCACGTCGCCCGCGCTGCCGCCCTCCTGCGCGATTGCGACGCCATTACTGCCGGTGGACGTGGCGACCGTCTCGAACGCCGCGCTCCCGTCCGGCAGGAGTTCGTCGCCCGCGCTCACCGTCTCACTCACTTCAACGCGGACCTCGCAGTCGTCGCCGGCAAGGGCCGCCTCCTCGCCGCTGGCAACGTCGTAGAGGTTGACGCCGATAAAGTCGCCTTCACCGGCCGCGCTGGGCGATACCTGATAGTCCCCGGACAGCCCGACCGGCTCGCCGGTCGTGAGGTCCGCGCCCGCGGAGTAGCCGCGAAGCTCCTCCCCGGACACAAGGACTTCGATGTCAAACGTATGCTCGCCTTCACTTCGGGTAGCCATGATGTTCTACCCGTTGCTAATGCGTGCTACCTAAAAAGTAAGGGCCTACGGGTGCGGGTTAATCGCCGATCCGACCGAACGCGACAGCGCCGTTTGAACGCGGTGCCATTTCCACGTCAACGAGCATAACGACGTTTGTGGGGAGGTTTGGGTTGCGTAGTACCTCGCACCCGACTATACTTTGCGTGTCGCCTGCGCGGTTGAACGGCGCGTCTGAATCCTTGAGCGCGTCGCTCCACGTATTTGGGTGGACATACGCAACCGCGCCGTCACTATTGTAATTGCGGCGGTCTAACTGTTCCATAGCATCAACCACCGCGTTATATAGGTGCTTATACTGAGTCATACCTCACCCTCCGCGACCGCTTCCGCGCCACGCTTCACGTCCTCGCGGGCGGCCGCACGGTCGCCGTCGTTTGCCATGAGCAAGTCCGCCCATACGTCTTCGGGAATGTGGATTGAGGGCATTACTTTGTAAGGCGTCCGTTGTGGTACTCCTCGTTATGGAAGTCGAACGATTGCATGTAAGGCAAATCGCACTCGTCGCAGTAGAATGTCCATGAGTCGTTGCTCCGAACCGTTTTACCGCTTAGGTTGTGGTCTGCCATGACGCACCTACGGCTATGCGTTGTAGTGTCTTATAATTATGGGATTTGGGGACGCTATTCGGAGCGGGCCATGTCGGGGGGCATGACGCGCGCGGGACGGGTGTTACCAGCTATGCCCCGACGATACCGGCTCGTCATAGTTCGGCTCCCACTCCTCCCCGTCGTCGCTATCCGCGAGCGTGCGCGCCTCTTTGGGTTCGTCTTCAAGCTGCGAGAGCCGGCGGTCAATCTCCTCCACCGTGTCGGCGTCCGCGAGCTTGTTGCCGGCGGCCTCCTCAAGTTCCGCGTCCACGTCGTCGGCGGTCATGGCCTGCGCGACCATATCCTCTAAGTCCTCAAGCCGCGTGGCGAGGTTCTGGACGCGATCTTGAACGGCGTCCATGTCGTCGCCCATTTCCATTTCGTCCTCCTCTTCCTCTTCCTCCATGTCCTCACCGCCCTCCATTTCCGCGCCCTCTTCCTCTTCCTCCTCGTCATCCTCATAGTCGCCCATTTCGGCGTCGCCCTGTAGTTCGTCCATGAGGTCGCCGTGGAGGTCTTCGGCCATGTCCATGACCTCCTCGTCGTCAAGGTCGTCGGTGTCAAGGCCGAACATATCCATGATTTCGCGCACTTCGCCGGGGTCCGCTTCGAGAATCTTCGGAGCCATACCCGTGCTTTGTCGGACAAGGGCCTTAGCGTTGGTGCCACTCATGGCAATCGGGCGGCGGGCGGCCTCCCGCGCGAAGTTCACGCTCTTGCTCGCGGGGTCCATGACGAGCGCCACGCCCGTCAAGAGGCCGCCGTCCACGCGCGGCATATCGCGCTGCGGGTCGTGCGACTGTTGAAGCCCGCGGGCCGGGATTTCCACGCTCGGGCCGCCAAAGCCGACCGTGCCCTCGTTCTCCAGCGTACTCTTGAGGTTGTCATCCGCGAATTGCCCCGCGCCCTTTGCCGTGTCAAGTACAAGGTCCCCGAATAGGTTGCCGTCGTCGTCGGTGTCCAGACTCTCGGGGTCAATGTGGCCCGCCACCGACGCCTCGTGTGCCTTCCACTCGTCGGTATCGAGGTCATGCATGATGTTGAGCGGCGGGCCGTCATGCGCGGCGTCGTCATAGTCGGCCTCTAAGGAGGCAATCCCGTCCGGCGGGTAGTAGGTTTCCGTTTGACTGCCGGCGTCCGCCCAAATGCCGGGGCTAAGGAGCTTGACGTTGGTGTACCGCACCGTGTTGTCGCCCGCCTCAACGCGCTCAATCGGCTCGGACTCCAGCGACTTGAGCGTGAGATAGGCGGCGTCGTCGGAGAGGATGGACGCGGGCGCGTCGACGGACTCACTCGCCTCGTTAACGGGCACGCAGCGGTCGCCTATCTTGACCATGCCCTCGCCGCACCGCTCGTCGGCCGCCGCAAGGTTGGCGTCGGGCACCTCGTCGTCGGGCACGCAGTTGGGCACGACTTGGCCGTTCTCTACCTTGGTTCCGACCATCGTATAGTCCTCCCAACACGGATCGTCGTCAAGCAAGCGGTCGCTAAAGCCGTCCGCCGCTTGAATCGCGTCTCGGTCGCTATCCGACAACGCGCTTGCGCCCTCAATCTGCCGCTTGATTGCCGCGCAGTAGGCTTCCGGGTCGCGCTTGTCGTTATTCTCCCGAACGCACGAATCAAAGTCGTCGTACTCACCGAAGGGCATTATTCGGCCTCCATGCGGCGCAGGTACACCGCCGCGTCCCGGTCGTTGCCTTCGGCGGCCGCGTCAATCGCGCGCTCAAGTAGCGGGTCCGTTGCGCCCGTGTCGTGCGCGTCAAGCACGTCGAGAATCTTATCGGCCGTGGCCGGTCCCACGCCCTCCACCGCTTGGAGTTCGTCTTTTAGGTCACTCATACCGCGTTGTAAGCGGGCGCGGTCCTAAGCGTTTGGGCTATTTCACGGCCACTCGTCGGGGTCGGCGTCGCTCAACGCTTTCGCCGCTCCCTTGTGCCCCGGCTCGCAGTTGCCGTCTCGTTCGCGTTCGTCCGGCTCCTCAAATGCGTGGCCGTTCGTCGTACACCGATACACCTCGGTCCCGTGCGTGCCGCCGTGGTTGCTCTGCGCGCTATGAACGATGCTACTACTCCCGCACTCGGGGCACACTTTCACCGTGTCGTTACTCATTTTCACGTAATAGCCGGCGGAACATAGAGTCCCATGTTTCCATGTCGCGCTTTTCGTCGCGCAATTCCTCATACGTGTCCTCGGCTATCTTGAGATTCTTGCGGTCGCTCATGTCCATGCTTCCATAGTCTCTTGCCCGTCGCGCGCCACAACGTCCATATTGAATTGCCGGTACAACTTTCGCTTATAGTCAAGGTACATTTTTGTGGTCGTGTGCCATGCCGGTTCCGCGTCGGGTTTGCCCTGATACATACGGTGATACCACGCCGCGCTGTCGACGCTATTGAGTGCGCCCCGGACTTCCGGGAAGTTGAGTATTGACTGTTTGACGCCGAACGCGTGGAGCTTGCGGTGGGGGAGTTCGTCGGCAATCGTTGTGACTATCTCGCGGATTTCCGACTCGGCGTTACGTCGGCACACACTTCCGATACCGACGTAATCAGTCAACACGCCGGCTTCGCGGTAGCGGTCGATACACCGCACATAGTCGTCAAGCTCCCAACCTTGTAGCACGGCCATCGGTTCGGCGCTTACGTTGTGATCCTGTATGTACGCGAGGTTTTCCGCAGCGCGTTCAAGCGTGCGCTCTTGGTGGTCCCGAACAGTCCGGCCGTACTCCGATAGGATTTCAGGCTCACAGGGGTAGTCTTGGAGCGCGGCGACTGTCGCGCCAACGTCCTCAACGTACTCAAAGTAATTGCTTACGGGGCCGTGTTCTCCCGTTTCAAGCATGAGGCTATACCCACCTGAGTCAATAAACAGGTTGTCAATCCCGTCCCACGGCTCTTGTGTCGTGGTAAAGGAAATCATAACGTCGCCCTCCTCCATGTGCCGGAGCGTCTTTGAAGCCGACCCGCTGCCGGTGCCCCAAAACATACGCAGCCCGCCAAGGTCACTCATCGTCAACCACGCGGAACGGGCCGTCCGCAATATCCATGAGCGTTATGGCGTGTGTTTCCGATCCGCGTTGTAGCACTAACTCATCGGCTTCATAGTAGTGTTCTTTAACGGTGTACTCGCAGCCGCGACCGTCAACCACGGTTCGGCCCGTGAGGGTGTCGGCGTCTTTCATTTGTCGTTCTTACCGCTGTCAATCGTTTGGAACTCTATGCGGTTGTATCCGTCTTGTAGCTCACTCACAACGGACTCGACCATCCAAAAGCATGGGTTGTCGTCTAAGTACGCACCGTTACCGCCGGCTTTCACCGTGTCCCAATCGGCAACGTAACGGTTCGGCCGGTCGCGGCGGGGGCGGTGTTCAAAGTCAACCCAAAAGTCGCCGTACCAATCGCCGCTTTCGTCTTTGACGTTGACGTGTGCGCTAACGCGGTCGCTGGCTTTGTGCGATTCGTAGAGTTCAACGCTCGGCTTGGCTTGCTGCGTCATTACGATTACAACATACGCCCGTGAGTACTTAAAGTTATCCCACTCGGGGCTACCCTACAATCAGATACCCGACTCCGGCGCAAGTGCGAACGTGCTGCGCTCGTTAGGATGGACCACCCACGACTCGGGCCGCGCAAGCGTGTTGTCCATGTCGTCGTCATGCTCGGGGGCTTCCGCGACCATATCGCGCAACTCGCCCATCGGCACGGGGTCGCCACCGTGGAAGGGGTTGGTCTGTCGAATCAACCACTCACACGCCTCGGTCTGTCGGGTGTCGCCGGGGTCCGCGCCGGTCCAGTAAAACAGCGCGTCGCCCTCGCCACGCTCCTCATAGCCGAGTTCGCGCGCCTTGTTGAGTGCCGCACTACTTTCGGTGCGCGCGATCCGCTCGGCGTCGTCACGCGACAGGTCGGCAAAGTCCATGATGCTCTCGGTCATGGAGTCCAGCGTAAAGTCGTCGGTGCCGAGCGCGTCCGCGAAGGTCTGGCGGAACTCCATAATCCGGCCGTCGTCAATCCCGTCGAAGTGGCTAAACGTCGCCCCGGACATGATGGCCTCCCGAATGCGCTCTAAGACGAACTCGGGCGTGTCGCTCGCGGCGAAGCTCACAAGCGTCCGGTTCGGGTCCGCGTCGGGGTCGGACACGCCGCGGAACATTTCTAAGAGCGGCCGGTCCCACTCCGGCGCGTGGGATAGTTGCTCGTCGGTGACGCCCTCCCCGAGACACCTAAAATCCGTATCACCCGACAGCGTGACGCCCTCGGTGTCCTCAATCGCGTCTACGATCCGGTCGGCCTGTTCCTTGCCGGGGTCGCCGCCCCACGTCTTATCCGAAAAGTAGCCGGCGTCAAAGTAGCACTCGTCAAAGTCAGACTCGGCGGCCGCCTCGGGTAGGTCCGACTCGTCGCACTCATGGTTCCCCTGCGCCCGGTGGCGCGCGTGGAAGTTACTGATTTCCTCCCAGAACTCGACGGCAAGCGGCTCGTCGTTGGTGGCGTGGTCCTTCAACTGGTTGGCCCGTGCCGCGCCCTCGCGTTGGTCCTCGGGGTTCGGCAAGCCCTCGGCGTCGATGAACTCCAGTACGTCGTCAACGACGCCCTCCACGTCCGCGTTCGGCACAAAGTCGCTTTCAGATAGCCCGGTCCCCTCGGTGTACTTGTCGGGGATTTCTGCGAGCGTCTTGCCGTCGCCGTTGAACAGCCCGCCCATCGGTTCGTCCTGTACGCCCTCCTCGTCGCGCTCTATGTCGGCCGGCGAGCGGTAGGATTCGGCCACGTCGTCATCCTCCGGCTTAGGTATATCTAACCGGCTTGCGATTTGCTCATTAGTCATATAGTCGCCAATCTGGTCAATAATATCGGCTGTGTCGTCAATCGTTTCAAACGGATTGCCGATATTCATCCACATTTCTCGCGTGTGGTCAAACGGCGAGTAATCACGCACGGCGGGCCGGACAATCTTAGAGATAAACTGTGTGCCGAAAGACCGCTGATTAGCCTCAATGGACAGGATTAGCAACTTTTCGCGCAACTCGGCGGGTTTGCCGGACCCGAGGCCGTCCGCGCCGACGTTGCCCGCCTCAAGCGGCAAGCCGAGCGCGGTCGTGAGGTTCCGCATATCCATTTCGTGGATCGCCTGATAGTCAAAGTTCTCGGCCTCTAAGGTTTGAACGTCAACGTCCTGCCCGGTGAAGTACGCCGTATTCGCGTCCGTGCTATGCGGGTCAAAGAGCGTCCGCACGCGCCGGAGGTCGTCGTCGCGCACGGGTGCGCCCTCCTCGCGGCCGACCTTGACGTGTCGCTGGGGGAAGCCATGAAGCTCAATCGCGTTGTTAATCGCTTGCTCATTTTCCTTGAACGCCGTGATTTCGTCTTCGTTACGCAAGACCTCGCTAATGCCGGTCTTGTCGCGGGCGCTTTGCTTGTTGAGGACGATATTGGATAGCACGTCGGCGTTCAACGTCTGTTCCTGTCGCGTGCCGTTCTGGAGAACCTGTT